AGGTCTGGAGTAATAACCTAAACGCCAGGCCTTTTCAAATACCTGTCGTAGTCTTCCATACATTTTTTCCATGAAACTTGCTGTTATTGCTGGCCTTTTGCTGACCTCCTTCGCGGGTGGTGCGGCAAATGCAGCCGACAAATACATCAATATCGAGGCCAACACCGGAGTTCTGGGCGGCCAGGTTGGTGCAGTGACCACTGATGCACATGTGGGCGTCGAAGGCGCTCTTGAAGGCGGTACTTCTTGGTATGTCCAAGCAGGCCCGATGATCACTACTAATGACGGAACTGGCTCTACCAGCCTGGACCTCAGCGGAAAAGTCGGTGGATCGATTCCCCTCAATTCTGCGGTCGATGTCTACGGGGAACTGTCGTTCGCAACTGGCGATCTGGATACAGCTTACGGGGCTAAGTTGGGCACCAAAGTCAAGTTTTAGACCATATCCAACCAGTCGGCCGTTGGTGTCGTAGCAACGACAGAACAAGCCAACGCCAAAGCCATAACGGAGTCGTCGTGTGCCCCCTCACCTGCACGGCGGTCTCCGTTATCCATTTGTTGGAACATCAGCAGCTCCTGGAAGAAAGGATCACGGGGCAGCATTAGTTCCTCACGTTCGAGCAGGTAAGCGACACGGTCTGTGTTGCTAATTTTGTTCGGCCTATTGGTGTTGTAGGGCTCGACCATATACTTCGCGAGCTTCATCGACAGAACCTCCGAAACCACTGCGCCAACACCGTTTTTCTCGATAATTACTTTTGCAGGAGCGAAGTCCTCCGCCTGTTCGATAATTTGTTTTATGCAAAAATCGCTACTTTTGTGGCGCATTCTGAAGACGTTCACGACCCGGTATGGAACACGGGTGACGTCCATCACGATTGAGCACCAGAAGTCATCACCACCTGCTGCAGGGTCAACGGCCATCACATATTCGCGGCCAATGAATCCGGCCTCGATACATTCGCCGTTGCAGGCCAGTTCGACTAGATCCGGCTGGTAGATCTGCGCATCAGACGCAACAAAGTCCAGCTCATACTCTTGCCGGAATGCTCGGTCAGTCAGCTTCGACCGGCGCTTAGTCTTCTCCGCCCACTTCGGATCTTTCGCGTAGATCGGAATGTCGCTGTAGTGGATCTTGAATTTGTTCCACTCCTCTGCTGTGTGCCAGAGGTTGCTGAACATGTTGCCCAAACCATTGGGCGTACTGATCATGATCAGCTTTCCTTTGTCCCCCAGGGTCGCCATGGTGGGTTGGACTGCGGTGAAAATCTGTTCTGCGCCGTCCAAGAAAGCGGCCTCATCCAAGACAACCACCGAAACACTCGGGATTCCACGAGCTGCACGAGGCGTAGCAGGCAGGAAGTAGATCGTTCCAAGGCCCTTAAATGACAGCTCACTATTTGATTCTGTCGTGAACTCGATTCCCGAATCAGCAATACTTGCCGCTTGTGCGCGAATCCGTTTACCGAGTGAGCCAGAGTCAGTTGCTGTTTTACTGAATACACAAGCAGAAAAGCCTGGTTCAGTTAATGCCCGACACAACAGATAAGAACACACCGTCTCAGACGCGCCCACCTGCCTGCTCTTCAAAACAATCGTGTACTGGTTGTCGCAAATCGACTGCACCAGCTCCTGCTGAATCTTGAATGGCTTAAAGGGTTTGATCGTGCCTGACGTCTTGATCCACGTCAGCGGGGCAAACTTCGACCACTCATCACAGGTTGGGAAGCGGGGGCGGAATAGCTCGCCCGTGTTCTCAAGCTTCCGCTTCTCCTCCGCCGCTATCTTCTCCTGGTGTAATCGTTCTAATTGGTTGAGCTTCGATAACAGACGACCTTGCATAACCTTCTAGCTGTTCGATGCGGCGTTCGATAGTTCTCGTCTCGTATTGCTTCTGCGCCGAGTCGATCAAAATCTTGATTGCTTGTACCTTAACGCCGACACTTACATCAGGATCATCACTACCGACGATCTCGCGCAGCTTTGCGATGGCCATCGGTAGCGCCTCTGATGTGACGCCAAACGATTGCTGGAAGATCTCCTGCTGATACAGCCAGATGGTCTCGTTGAAGTCCGTCTGTTTACGCCATGCACGAATTGTCTCTACTGAGCACTTGGCTCGACGTGCAGCATCCCGCCATGAACAACCGCTGGCTAAAGCCTGCGCAGCCAGGATCTGGCGCTCATTCAAACCATCCGGTCTTTGCATCCATACCTCCAAGATTTTGAGCGGCCTCATAGGCGGCCCACCGGATAGCGGCAGGCTGGAGCACCAGGGCCAGACGAGCGAGTTCAGTGACTACTTCTTTCAATTCATCGTGGCTGAGCCTTTCAATGCCCTTAATGAATTGTGCGTAACGAAGTTGGTCACCAACGCTGGGTTCCAGGTTATTCGTCATCGTCCTCCTCGTCCTCCATGGCTTCGTGTTGTTCGGCCAAGGCTGATCCGATCTTGGAAATAAGAACCTTTGAATATCCAAGGACTTGCTCCTCGTTACCAGCTTTGATCTCACGTTTGATTGCGCGGAACAACTCCTTGTTTTCAGTCGGAGTGTGCCGTGATTGTTTGAGACACTCCCCGATGATCATCTCCATCGACGAATACTCAGCTTTTGCCTGAACACGTTTGGTGTAGGCGTAGGCGAGCACAGATGCCAGCCCCCACTCATCGTATGAACGCACTAGGTCACCGTCTTCATCAATCTCCTCGTACTGTTGTGCAAGGGGGTGACGAAACGCCGATGGGATAAGTGCAAGTGGTACAGCAGCGTCTGTTATGTACTCCACTGTGGTGATTGCTCCTATCCCATGTAAACAAACATCAGGCAGCCGCTTCGTTGGCTAGCCGTACAACCCTGTAGGGAAGGCCCCTGTGCTCGAAGTTGCTGTTAGCTGAGGCCAAGTCTTGGTCACTCAACGCCTTGATCACATATAGGTCCATTCGTGGTGCTTCTGTCTTGATCATCATGGCTGGGAGGAGCATGTTATCTGCATCGCGATACTCAGATTAACGATGCTGAATGCCACTCATCTTGAGTAAATGCGGTTTAAGGCTGCAAAAAAGATGAACTTAAACGCCTTCAATAAGGTTTACATAATGAGGCACAAAAAAGCGGCCCTTTGACAGGCCGCTTGAGCAACTCTTCCATCGATAGCCTAGCGAGTTCTAGTTCGTTTGACCGTCAATATCTGGCCAATCTAGACCCCATTCCTTGGCCAAACACTCGGCGGCTTCTGCATGTAGGCCGTCTAATAGGTAGACGATCCTTTCGATAACCCACTCTTCAGTCAAGTTGTAAGCATCAACCGAGTTGATGTAATACACGTTCCCATTGTCGTCTTCTAGTGACAATGTTAGTCCTGATCTCTTCTTCGGACCATTCGGGCACCTTTACCTCTTCTTTCGGTAATTGCCCTGTGTGTTTGAGGTAGGTCGTGAATGCACGGCCCCTGGGCTCGAATGTGGTTGAAGGCTGGTAGTTTTGATGGCGTGGCATAGATTTCAGGCAGTTTTTTGGAAATGGTGCTCTAAACAGTTTCTTTTGACTTGTTCGTAAGTCATTTGCTGCAGCGTGTGTATTTGCTGTGCAACAGTGCAGAGCGAATTGCAGTTACCAACCGCTGCAGGGCGACTAATGACCTGCTCCAAAGGATCCCATTTTTCACCCGGAAATTGTCTGGTGTATTTGTTCAGAGACTGTTTGTCCCCCCAGACCATTCGATAGAGCTTGGTGCCGCACTTAAGTTGAATGAAGGATTCATCCCAATGACGAGCCATTACTTAAGATCGAGAGATTGTTTGTAGCAGGATTCCAGATAATTGATCTGAAGTGATTCGATGCGCATCTGACGTGATGTGTACGCCTCTAAATACGCCCGCTCCTGAGGTGTGATGTTCCCTGATCTGGATCGCTGCCAGACAGTACGCAGCTCCCTTCTTTTGGGAGTTAGCTTCGTGGTTCGTTCGTGAATCTCACGGAACAAGTCGTCCTTCATTAGGACGTACTTGATTAGGTGACTGGCCCAACGCATGGCGCATACAAACAGTGGATGAAAAAGAGGGCTGGACTTACAGACTGAAGTTCTTAAATGCGGCCGACTGGGACATGACGACCCCTGGAACCACCGCATCTCCTCGACGGGACACTGTGTTTTCATGAGAGAGGCACTCCTCGGTTGAGCTGCTTGGTCAGCTCTTGCGTGGTCCCCACCACCCGGTCCGAGTAGTGGAGTGCTTCATCAGTGAGAACTTCGACGCTTAGCACACGCTTGTCCTGCCAGCCATGTCCTCATTTGGATAAGGACGTGGTAGTCTTCTCACGATGCGGAGCTAAAATTCCGCAATACCACCACTCTCTACGAGGTGGTTGGTGAGAGAAGCTCGGACCTGAGAAATCCGAGTTATTTGACCCCGGCCTGAGAAACCGGGGTTTTTTCATGCTCCGGTGTGTTCTCCTTGATCCGGGTCTCGATTTCCCGCTGACGCTTGGCTTCCTTCACATAGGTCCGCTCGGAAATGATCCGGTGGATCGTTGTGACGTTGACGCCATACATCGTCGCGATCTCCATCGCACTGACACCAGCCGCACGTTGTTCGCGGATGATCCGTACCTGCTCAGTCGTAAACTTCGAGCGGGGTGCGTTTGCACCGTGACCGCCGGGGATGATCAGCTTTTCGGGGTTGTTCATTGGTATTGAAGAGGAAAAGGGTTGGCGGGGTAGGTAGCAACGAAGCGGATCACACTTCGGGCGGCTGGTTCAGTCGTCACCATGTAGCTCTCTCTGTGCTCCACAACGAAGTGAGCCTGTTGTGACGTGAGGGCGTAGAGCTTGGCCCTGCGAATGAAATCAGCGAGGTTCATCGGATTGAGCGATGTTGTAGTTCAGAAAAAGGCTTTCCATCGGTGGACTGTTGTACGGATGGAAGAGTTGATCGACTGTTGGCCATGGAGTTGTCAGCACCGCTAGGGCTGAGGCCACAGCGCAGGGGATATAGATCAGAGTTCTCATGACTCCTCCTTCGCCTCGGTCACCATCATGTGGTGATAGGTGATGTACTCGATCTGGCACTGCTGGGGACCGTCGTAGTCCTCGTCTTTGAAGTTCTCTTCTTCGAGCTTCTTCATGGCATCGATCTGTTTCTTCAGACGATCCATTTCCCGCTGGCAGTGACGGCTGTAGGTCTTCTTAGCCCTTGCAGCGCAGGTGAAGTCCTGGTTGCCCACACGGAACGACTTGATTTCATTCGTTTCGTAGTGCTTACGAATGCGTTCGCCGTGAGTCTTGACTGAATCCTCAAGTTCTTTGAGTTCTGCTTTCATCTCAGAGAACTTGGTGAGTTCGCGGATGAGGTCCGCTTCTGACCATTGAGCTGGCATGTGAGAGTTGGTGAGAGTTGGAAAAAAGATTGCCTTCTTCTTGTGCTTGGCACTGAGCTTGAGAAGGTGGCGAGCTTGGAGAGGATTCAACGGGTGAGAGACGATGTGGACGCTCTATCGAGACTTAGAGCGTTTGGGTTGGATTGCCGTCCTGTAGATGCGAAGTGGTGGTTCGCTTTTTGGACGGATGACTAGGTCTTTGACTTGACGTCTGGGGAAGTGACCTAGTGAATGGCGGCCTAGTGCAATCGCACCGTGTTTGGTTGTTGCCAAACCCACCACCTCTTGTCGGTGGCGGTCCCAAACTTCAAACACCGAGGGCCTCAGTGCAGTAGTCGGCTGGGACCAGGGTGAGGATGCCGACGATCTCCTCGACAACCTGCTGTATGCACTTGTTGATTGAATCCTTGTCCTCATTACTGAGTACAGGTGACTGCAACCATTCCTGGTACTGACGAATTTCATCAGCTTTGAACTGATAAACCCGTGTGATCTCCTCTCTGGTGAGGATGACTTCCCCGTCGAATTGACGGAGCCGCTCGATCGTTTCTTGGGTCGCTCGGGCTTCGTGGCTCAGCTCACCGGTCTCGGACCATGCCAAGCTGGTGAGCGTGGGGCGTTCCATAAGGTGTTCTGCTTTGGATGCGACCCCGTCTTAATCAGGACAAACGCCACGCGCAACCCCTGTAACGGAAAAGTTGCAATAAAAAACCCCCGTGTGGGGGTTTGGTGTCATGGCCAGAGCGCTGGGTTGATAGGTGCGTAAAACCCTTTCAACTTCTTTGCGCGTTTGCCCCGGCTATCCCAGGTATCCCAGATAGCACCGTCTCGAACACAGACGAAGTGAGTTGCGAGTTCGGCAATGCACCGTGCGGGAAGATGCTCGGCTTTGAACTTGGTCCCCGGAGGGCATGTAGTGCTATGCCAACCCTTTCGTTCGAGGTATTCCCTCATAACGCGGGGCAGCAAACCACCGGCTGGGGTGCCTCCGCAGTAGTAAATATCGTCGCGGGTGTAGCGGTAACTGGTTCGACGCTGCATAGGTAGCAGCTCGTTGAATACGGTTTCGTAATCCAAATCAAGCGCAAGGCAGATAGATCGGACGCCGCAATCACTTCTGCTACGTCCTTCTGGATCAGGATTTCGACGGACGAAATGCAAGCCAGTCGGATGTGAACTCTTAGGAGCCCCTTCTAAGGGGTTTTTTCGGGTAGCCATGAGAGTCATCATTTGCGGGCGTACCAGGGGGACACTCGCTGGTTGCCTAGATCGGTCTTGTTCGCCCAATCCAACAGCTCTAAACGCTCCCAAATGCCGTGTTCCCATCCTTGTGGGTCGCGATCGCTGGCGAGATGAGGGACGTACTCAGGCATCTGGTTGTCCAGCACCTTTTCCAATCGACCGCCACGGTGCTCTAGTTCCGTGCGGATTTCCTTGACAGTTTTGTAGTTCATGAGGGTGAGAGAAAGGAATAGTTGGGGGTGCTAATCGACCCCCGGCGATTCATGGACTCTTGTCTTCCATGACGAGAGAGGAAGCGCCGCCCCAGCACCGGGATCTATCTCCTTTGGCGTGCCGTCATCCTAATTCGGATAGAGATAAAAGCGCTATCTGATGTGCCAATCCCAAAATTGGTAAAAATTGAAAATTTCAAATTTTGACTGGGCGGCCAGCATGTCCACCCCCCAGATCTGGACCCCCTCCCCTCCCCCTGGGCCTTATTGATAATGCGTCTCAATAGCGATAAGCAGTAGGCTCGCGACTGTACTGGAGAGACAGGCTAGGCCAGGCTGTGACAGGGATCTGGCCTTGCTGTATGCCTGCAGGCACTGCAGGA